TGTAGAGTCCTGCGTTTTTTACATTTAACCTAGAACTATTTGATAACGTAATTCCATTAGAGAAGTCGGTTGTATCAAAGGTAATAGGATAAGCAACAGTCGTACTAGCAGCAGTCTGGTCTGTTCCGTCTTGAAAAGCCCCATAAGGTGCAGAATCAGCAAAAGCAGCAGCAGAGGCAGGGACAAAGACAATCACGCTGTCTGGGCCTATCCTTCTGTCTGTCAAAGTGGTAGTTAAAGCCCCACCAGTTGCCAGAGTCAAAGTTCCTGTGTTATTGGTCTTTCCGTCCATGATGCCACGGACAACTTCAGCCACAGCCCTCTGGTCACCACCAAATGCAGGTAGGCTTCTAAACATCAGCGAACCCCTTGTGGCGTAACATCCACATCTACGGAGATAGCGTTATTCCAGTTATCACCTGTTGGAGTGACTTTCAGCCTGTGATACCTACCTGCGCTTCTGAGTGGTACTCTATTCTCTGAACTGGCAGCCACCGCAGTATTAAAACTCACACCTTGGTTTAGCAATGTACGAGAGGCAATAGCCACAGTTGCAGAACCATTGTCAACAATAGGTCTAGCTAGGGTTACTACTGAGTTAGCACCAATGTCCAAGTCACCCGTAGAAATTACGGCTGTTTGGTTAGCACCTGTAAAACTCATCACACGAGTAGCTAAAGTACCACCTAAGAAATACTTACCACCAATAAACAACTGTGAGTCTAAACTTGTGGTTAAGGCATCAATAGAAGCAGAAAGACTGTCCAACTGCTCAAGCGTTACAGACGAGGTAGAGGCTTCAGACAAGAAGTCCGTTCCTGCATCCCCATAAGTCCACTTCTGAGTCTTAAAGTTGTAAATCAGTACGCTTCTGTTTCCGTTAACAGTTTTGTAATTCCAGATTACAAGTTTGCGGATAGGGTCAACAGCAGCAGACATTGTTTTGAAATCAGATTCAGAAGCGTCTTGTAAGAAAAATCTATCTATCTTTTCTGCGCCAATCGCTGTGACGTTTTGTCCGTCACACATATAAAAGCCATCGTCAGACAAGAAGAAAGTAACGCCTTGGTACTGAGCAATAGAGCCAGATGCCATGCAGCCCTTACCACGAGAGATATTGTCAAACTGGAATATAAACGGAGTACCAACGTAAGTCATTCGGTGAATGGCTCTTTCTAAAAAGACAAGACCAAACTCACCACCACGGATTCCTACAATCTGTCCACCATCAGGAATGTCCTGATAATCAGACTGAGTGTTTACATCCTCAGTCCAATCTGTTTCGTTATTTAATGCTGACCAACGTACACGATACTGCTGTTGTGTCGTTTCTAGCGTATTTGCAACCACGACAAAATCACGCACGACAGTAATGAACTTAGCAATAGGCGCAGTAGCCGATAAGTCAGCAAACGATGTAGATGTTCCTAGCGTCCATGCTTGTAGCTTCTCAGCATTGTTTGTAGAGATTACAGTCTTACCAAACTGAGTAAAGCGAACCCTATCGTTAGCACCAGTTGTCATGCCTGACTTAACTTGCGTGATAGCACCCACACCTGTTACTGTGTAAATTCTGGTTGAGCCAGCAGCGAATAGTTCAGTATCACCATTAGGCTTTTTGGCAGCATAAAGAGAAGTTAAGTCTTCAGCAGCGTTACTTGTTGAAAACGTCACAGGCGCAGGAAAAGGGCCATAACCAATAGCCTGAGAAACCACGTTCTTAGCGTCAGTTAACGCACCAGACACGCTAGGTTGGTCAGGCATCCACTCACCAAAAGTTAATTTTGTCGTAGCCATGTATTACTTCCTTGCGTCTGAATTGTCCAATCGTTGTCGTTAGCAGCAACTGGTGTCCATGTATTTGAATCTACTGGAACTGCTGTCCAAGTATTTGTGTCTCTGCTTACTGGTGTCCATGTGTTGTCATCTACGACAACAGGAGTCCAGTTGTCACCAAGAATAACGCCATTTGCAGTAATCGTAGCAAGCGCAGTAATCGCAATCACATTTCCATATGTAGCGTTAGCTTGTGCAGATACGTTTGCATTAGCCGTAACACTTGCTACTGCATCTCTAACCCTTATTGCATCAGCAGTTACTGTAGATGTTCCGCTAACACTAGCAGAAGCATTTTGTTCACGGATACCAATTGCAGTTACTGTTGCATTACCAGTAATACTTGCGACACCTTCAGCGACAATACCGCCATTTGCAATAAATGTTGCAAAACAAGTTACAGATGCAACACCATCCTTGATGATGCCACCAACAGCAGTTACATCAGCACTACAGGTAACGCTTGCACTTGCAAACTGAACACGGATAGCATCACAGATAACGATTGCTACTGCGTCTATTCCAACTGTAGCGTTCTGTACCCTAATGCCTTCACATGAAGCACTAGCAGAACATTCAATGCTTGCACTAGCGTATTGAACCCTGACAGCATCTGCTGTAAAAGTTGCTGTGCCATCTACCGCCCCACTACCAAACTGAACCCTAGTGCCATCGGCTATAACGCTTGCAGACGCAGTTACAGACCCATAGGCATCCCATAGGGTTACAGAGGTTTCATAAAGTGGACTATCGAGTGTGAGTGTTAAGTCATCAATGCTAGACTTTAAATTGTCTAGCGAGTCAATTGTCCACGGAGGCAGTAAGTCACTCACGCTAAAGTAACGCTCAATGAACCAGCAGCAATGCGGAACACATCACCAGTTGCAATAGTCTTAGAAGCGTCTAATGGTGTGTGATACAACAGATTACCTGTCGTCAAAGCATCACGAATACCAACATAGGCAACAGTACCCCATGAGCCACCAGCTTGAGGAAACTCAATAGCAGCAGAGTTGGTAGTTGCACCATTGCTAGGCGCACCAAATGTAATTGACTGACGAGCATAGCTAGTACCAGATACTTCTGTACCTGTGTCAGCGTCTGTTGGGTCAGATGTATAAAGGGCTAAGTACACAGTTGTTGGTGCTGTGTACGTTGTTGCTCTTAATGTGCCGTTAATCAGCGCATTTTCGAGATAGTTACTCATTTCAGCCATAGTTTCACCTTGGAGTTAGTTTCATTGCTAAAGGAACACCAGAATACTGACCTTCTTCGTCAGACTTGGTTAGGGACGCAATCGCTCTGTCATACATAGTTCCCCATGTATTGATTCGTGCGTCATTCATTAAGTAAGGCTCTGCTTCAATCAAAGAAGCGTAGAGCAAAGCATCTGGTGCTGTTGTCAGGAATACGTTAGTTGTATTGCTAGACGATAGATAAGCTGGCGCAGAGAAGTACAACAGTTTTACTGTATAGATACCATCTGGTGCTGGAGATACTTGAAAGTCGTTAGCAAGAATTGTGTAAGACAAAGGAACACCAACTTCTGATGCTCTTGGGTCATTAGACAATGCTGATGGACTTGAGTAGCTAAGTGGCTGAATAGGATTTGTCATTACAACAAAATCACGCACCTGCAAAAAGTCAGCAGGTATCTCAATGGTATTGTCACCAGATACTGTAGCAGTCGTAACGGATTTCAACATCTGGCGAATACGCAACTCTCTACGGAGTCGGTTTTCAGCAAATGTAATAAAGTCGGGAATCTGAGAAGTCAAGTCAGACCTAGCCAAATAGTTGGCTATTGAAGTCTGCAAGTCAGAATATGTTGAGAGGCTCATACAACTCCTGTCCTAGTGCGCCATGCACGATTCATTGGGTCATTTAACCAAGCAGCAAAACGCTTGTCATCAAGAACAGCAAAGCCACGCATGATTCCAGCTTTGTTCAAGTCATCAATGACTGTCATTGGAATAGATGCAACTTTGTTACCAAACAATTGGTCAGACCATCTTGCTCTCTCGTCATACGAGTTATATTCTTTTTTATTCTGCTCAACAATGTCAGACACATCTTGACGAGTCTGAATAACGATACCGCCCTCACCATCAGCGTGAACAGCAGTTTGTCTAAAGTTGTTAGGGTTTTGCATAGCCTAATTCTATCAGTTTGAGTAGAAAAGAAAATGCCCCAGAGGATTAGTCTGAGGCATTTTTTGTGGTTACCTTAGATTAAGGTGTGAGGTCAGCCAAAATGCCGTGAGCAGCTTGGTTTTTAACTTCCAAGGTGTACTCGCACAGCAACTGAGTGCTTTCGTTGTCGCCAGTTACAGCCAACTCGTTGGTCTGGAAAGGACGCAGATAAGCAATAGCAGCCATGTCAGGGTCAAGGATAAACGCTGTTTCGCCACATGAGTTAGTGGAAGTCATGAACCTGTTGGGAACAATTGAGATTGCACCGAAATCTGACAGGTAAACGTCCGCAGCCGAAATGATGGTTGTAGGCGTATTGCTTGGGGCCATGAAACGCTGTGCAGCAATACCAGTAAAGGCAGAAACCAACTGCTTGTGAGCAGGGTTAACCATCAATACTTTAGGATTGCCACCAGAAGCGTAAACTTCTTTAACAACAGTTTGCAAAATTGCCTCTGTGAAAGTGCGGTTTGTACCATCTGTACGAGCAGTAGTACCCAAGTCACCAGCAACACCAGAAGTACCGCCATCATAGTTAGAATTCAACCATGCTTGCAGACCACCCAATTTACGAGCAGTAGAAGAATTGCCGTTAGCAGCAACTTGGTTGCTCAACAGGGTTGTTTCCATATCCCGCTTAATTTCGCTGGATGCTTTAGCTAATTGGTCTTGGTGTTTGCTATGGCTCGTTATTTCCATAACCCTCTTTCGAGGCTCATACTTTCATATGAGAACAGACTATATCATCACCCATTTCTGGGGCTAGGCGCTTCGAGCCACTTGGCTCTACGGGATTACTCCCTAGTCGTTGAACCTTCACCTTTTCGGGTGCTTGGCTGCTGATTGTCCAATCCTCTATCTTTTCAAACATTCGCACTTGCCATTTCTAGCTATGCTGTAGTGTTAGAGGCTCTAAGGAGTTTCCAGCAATTCACCTAGTTTTTACAATATTCGTTACCGAATATGGGCGCTTAATGTAAAGCTAACGCCTTTTCAGACTTACGACCAGCCTTGTCAACTGACTGCAAAGTGCCAGAAATCTTGATAGTTTTCTGTGCAATCTGAGTGCGGTTACCAACACGAGTTGTTGGAGACATAGTAGCGTCAGATGCTGTTGCACCCTCAACTGTGAAGTTATCCAAAGTTGCAGCAGCCAAGCTGTCAGTCTGCCACTCGTGCAAAACAGCAGTCGCTTTAGTCTTGCCAATGGAAGACATAAATGGAACATCTGTTGGTGAAATCGAGTAGATAACATCCGAAAGGTCTTCTCTCATACCGATTGCGGTATATGT